ATATTCCCGTGTAACTGGTCGTCCGATGCCCAGAACGCCTCAAGAACAGATGGCGATGGCCCCAGAAGTGTTTAAATTTACCCGTGAGTTTGGACGTGGGCAGCAAGTACAGGAAAAACCAAGTGTAATTCAGCAAATAGCAGGTACTTTAGGAAATGTAGCCCTTGCAGGCGCAGGAATTGCAGGTGCTTATGGTCTTGCTCGTGCTTTAGGTCCTGAAACAGAAATTTCTCCTGTTTCTACAGGTGCAACGAGCGATGTGGGGGAACCTAAAGAGAAATTTACATATACAAAGAATTACAAAGGTAATAAAAGTGGAAATTATGGAAATCCACCAAAAAAAGAGTCGCCAAGCTATAAAGGCATGACTCGTACACAAGTAGTACCTGAAGACGATAGAAATTATGGAAATCAAAAGATAGATCCAGCAATTGAAGCGAAATATTCCATTGCACGTAATGAGGCTCCATTGTATTTAGCTAATAGATTTGAAAAAATGGCAAATATAGGGGAAGACCAAGCTACTTCTACTTATGAAGCAGATGGTATAGCTGCATTAGATCAAGCTTTTGAAGACGCAATTGCAAGAGATGATTATCACGAAGAGCAATTCGGTATTCAAGGATCACCACAAGCTTCTGCAATAGTTCAAGGACCAGAAACTGTAATTCAACCATCTAATGAATCAAAAGGTTTTTTAGATGCTTTTTCACAGGAGATTAAAGATTTCGACCATAATATCCCTTGGGGAGAAAGAGTAGATCAAGCAGCTAGTTCTGATTCTGCGTTAGGTGCTGCAGGAATAATGGCAGGCACTGTCGCTGAAAAAGGAGCTAAAGATGTAGGAACTAGGGTTAAAAAGATTGTTACTGGGGTACCAGAAAGTATTGATAAAGTAAAAAACATAGCTTCCGATATAGGTGAAACTATAACGAGAGAAATAATCAATTCATCTATTATTCCTGATAACCAGATGCAGCCATCTAAGTGGGCTGAAGCCGCTAGATTAGCTGCTGGTTTTCCTCCACTAGGGGGATCTGGTGGTGTTGAAATAGGTAATGAAAGTGATTTAAGTGATAATGCACAATTTGATGATCCTCATCAACAAAACGAACAAATTACTCCTGCTGGGATTAATAGACAAACCTCTGGATTAGGCTCTGATCCTGTTGAAGGTGAGATGCAAACTATAGCTCAAGCAGTTAATGATTTAGCTGCGGATTTGGCAAAAGGTTTAGCACACCTTTCTCCTGAAGAAAGAGTTGACATCGCTCGTAAAATGATTGAAAAAGACCTTCGTAAAGAGGGCTATCAAGGTCCTATCAATTTTGGTTAATTAATGGAATACAATCCGAGAGCTCCTAAATTACCAGGAGACATGATCGAAGGTATTGGAATAGTTCCCATAAGGGGAATTGATGGTTTACGTGATGAGTCACTTCCTGCCTCTGCCTATGATAGATTAGTTCCTAGAGAACATGAAGAAACACCGTTGTGGTGGGAGGTTTAACGATGGTTGTTGTTACTGATTTAAAGAAAGTAAAGAAAGGACCTAAGGATAAAACTGCAGGTAAAGACGTTTATGAAGGTACTACTGGTTTTACTAAAGAAAACGCTGTTAAGGGAGACATTAGGAAACCTAGTCCCTTTGTCGCAAAACAAAAGGATAGTCCTGATTACTATGACTTTTATAGGGATAGCACCACGTTTGGTGCGATGGCTCCTTTTTCACAACAAAAGTTTGATAATTTAGCTACTAATCCATATGCAAATTTTGAGTTTCCCGTTAATAATCAGGCAGTTGACTACTGGGCAGCGTTATATCACGATGGTGCAAAAAAGGGGTTGATATCTATCGAAGATGAAGTTGGACCTTGGAGTGTTGCACACTTAGCATCGCAACCTGCAAACTCTGGGGCGAGTACAATAAATCCTAATGAAGCCAATAAATTCCCTAGTCAAGGAGTAGCAATTTAACCATGAATCCAGCAGCCACTGAATTTTTAAAACAATCAGGTAAAGTAGGCGGTAATGTTCTTTCAAACGCTTTAGCTTATTCATTAGCAACCCATGGTGATAAAGCCATAGGTAAAGGTTTACAAATGGCTGGTGATTTAGCTGGTTTATTTTTTGGATTAGCATCTCCTGGACCTACGGGACCTAATCTTGCCGAAGGACAGAGTGCTGTAGGTATACCAGGTGCTTTAGGAGATGCAACTTTTAATGCGTTAACAGGAGAGGTTGTACCTACTGCAAGGAAAGGTGGATATTTAGGAAAAAAAGGTGAGGCAGTAAAGACATGGGCTGCACCTGAAGGTTCCTCTAAATCTTATTTAAGTGCTGTTAAAAAAGTTGCTGAAAATCCTGATTCATTTATGGGAGGAATAGCTCAATCTATGTATGACAATCCTGAAGTAGTAGCCAATGCCGTTCGTTATGGAACTCCAGCAGTAGGTTTAGGTGCTGCTGCATTAGGGTTACATATGGCTTCAAAGCCACGTTCTGACTATGCTTTAGCCGTTCAAGGTAATCCTTATTTAGGTAATACTGGTAATCCAAATATTGATGCTGCGCAAGCCTCTGCTTATTATCAGCAACAAACTGCTCAGATGAAGTTTGAACATCAGATGGCGTTACAACAAGCACGGCAAAATGCACAAACACCAGCTAACCAACCTTACGGAGGTGTCACTGGAAGTATTCCAGGAATTGATGCAGACTTAGCAGCTGTTGGTCGTTCTATCTTTGGAACTGGGTTACGTGCATAGAATTTATAATTAATAAAAAAGAGAATTAAAAGATGTCTTGGTTAGGCGGTCCACTACCTGGAACAGGAGAAAAGATTGGTTTAGATCCTGTGCCAAAGTTTGATCCTGATTATGGTGATTTTTATGATGGAGGTGGTTGGACTGAGACCATAATTGGTCCTGATATGTCTGAAGAGATATATCGTGGGACTATTGGTGATTCTAGATGGAATGAAGATATAAACGGAGGTATAGCTAACGTTGATGAGTGGTTACAAATGATAGAAGATAAAGGAAAAGAAAATCAATTTTTAAATGCTGCAAAAGGCATTGGCGGTCCACTACAAAGTGGTATGCAAGCATACAACATACCTGGAACAGACATAACATTAACTAAGGATGGTCAACCTATTTCTGGTTACGGTAGTAGTGCAGCGTATTCAAATTTATCAGCTTTAACACCAGGTGGTTTTCGACCTGCAGGAAGCTCTTTAGGTATTACTGATATTGCAAAAATAGGTGCGAGTTTTGGAGCAGATAAACTTAAACACATGGCTTACGCTGCGCTTCCAGGGGGTCAAATTATATATGCTGTTGATAAACTTTACCCAGGAGGTATACCAGGTGCGTTTAAAGACGTTACTAGATTTGCTGGTGATGTAGGAAATACAATAGCTAGTGGTATTGGCGGAGTTGTTAGAGGTATTGGAAGTCTTTTCTGTGATGAGAGATTAAAAGTAGACATTGCACCATTAGAAAGAACAGAAGTTAACGACGAATTAGCACAAATGGCATTCTTTGTAAAAGGTATCCGTGAGTGCTCTTGAGAAGTTAAAACAACTGGAGCCAATCCAGTTTAGATATACCGAAGAGTTAGATCCGACTCAACCGTTACGGGCTGGTTTTTCTGCTCAACAAGTACAAAAAGTGATACCTGAAGCAGTAAAAGAAGTTGATGGAGTATTGATGTTGGACGGAAATGTTTTAATGAATTATATTCGCATGGCGAGAGAAGAGTTATTAGCTGAATCTTCTAAGTAGTAGTCGATTTAAAATAATCAATATATAAGAATTTAGTGTAGAGAATTATGGTCGCTCAAGCAGCAATACCTATGGCAGGTAAGTTATTACCTTTTTTAACAAGAATAGCTACAAACCCAGTAGCAAGTTCAGCCGTAACAGGCGCTGTGATGGGTGGTGTACCTTCCTTACTGCAAGGTAATATATTAAATGCATTAGGAGGTGGTGTTGCAGGTGGATTAGGAGGAGCATCTTTCGGTGGTATAGGAGGTAAATTAGTACCAGGAGCTACTGGACTTGCTGGTAGATTTATGGGTCCATCTACAACTGCGGCAGCGGCTGTACTACCAAGTTTAGCTGGGGCTGCGGCACCTGTTACTGCTGGTTTATTAGGAAATGCAATACTTGGCGGAGGCATTGGTAATTTAGGTAGACAAACAGCAGGAGCCATAGGTGGAGCAGGTCAAAATACCGTCGGACTTCTTGGGTATCACTCTGTAACTGGTGAGCCTTTATACGGAACACCTGTACCCCCAGGAATGGGTCAGTTTGGTGGTGTTAATCCTTATATGGGTTCTGCTCTTGATGTAGTAACACCAGGTGGTCCTGCAGGTGCTCAAAGACTTACAACACTTAAGAATGCAGAGACGATGGCTGATGCATTAAATGCTTACTTACCTACAGTTCGTAAGTTTAGTGAGCAAGCTAAGAAGGATGACTTTGCAAGAAATGCAGCTGGTAAAGCCATAGCTCAAAACATTCTTACTAACGCTAATATGCTTCAAGCTGCACAAGCTGCTGGTTTAGGTATGGGTCTTACAGGAGCTCAACAAGCTGGTCAAGCATTGACTCAGCAATACAATTACGTTTAAACAATGGCAAACATACTAGAAGATCTACTAAGTAATGTTTCTGCAAGTGATTTGCTTCAGCTTGCGTCAATTAACTCTACAGGAACGGATTTAGGTACTGGTCAACGTAATGTCAATTTAAATGATCCTTTAACTTACACCACAGTAGAGGTAGAACCAGTTGTTGCTCCTCTTCCTGAAGGTACTAAGTTAGAAACTCGTGGTAGAGGTTTAAACCAACGTCAAGTACTTGTGGACGAAGATGTTGGTACTAATGCTTTTACACATTTTTTAAAAGGTCTTGCAGATTTTGCAACTTTTGGAGTACATGATTTTGATCAAAGTGGTAATTTGTTTGGTGGAGAACATAAGAAAGGTATACTACCTTGGGTAGGTGGATCTGGATATGGAAAAGAATGGGATCAAGAAGAGCAAAATAAATTATTAGAGATACAGCAGAAAGCAGATCTAAGTGGAGATCAATTACCTAGTCCTGAGCAAACTGATAAAAATCTTGAAACCGTAGCGAAACTAGACGATTACGCTATAGCACGCTTACAGCAATTAAATAATATTGAATTAGAGCGTTTTAAGAATGCTTACCCTCAGTATGCAAAAATAATAAATGATGAAATATATAAGAGGGTAATGCAAGCTCAATATAATAGACCTGATTTGCTACAACAGAGAATGGAAAAATCTAGAAATAATTATGTCAATGCTTTACTTGCTAGATCTCAAGCTCAAAAAAATATAGCGGATGCAGTAGCTACTGGTCTAGGTCGTTATTCTGGTATACGCAACGTAGCTGGTTAACCATTCACGTTCAGTAGAATAGATACAAAATAAGTAGTAGTTATGTCTGAAGACGTAAAACAGGTAGGTACGCAGTTTGCCAAAGATTATTTAACTAGTGTTCAAAATCAGGCTACTGGAGATGATGATGATACAGGAGGAGGTGCTCAGGATATTACAAAGCTAAATGATCCTTCTTTGTCATCTCAAGTTGCATTAATGGATATACAGAATACTCAACAACAGTTAAATTTAGAAACTGCTGCTGAATTAGATCGTATTCAAAGAGAGTTTTATACAGATCAAGATATAAGAAGAGGAATGGCTGAAGGAGTGCAAAGTAGATTAGGTCAAATGGTTGGCGGGGAACAACAACGTTTAAGTGCAAGAGTTGCAGGACAAGAGCAAAGAGCAGGTTTTGCAGAACAGGGTGCTCAAGGTAGGGCGTCAGCTAGGGTTGCTGGTCAGGAGCAACGTGCTGGAATGGCTGAGCAAGGAGCACAGCAGAGAGCAAGTGCAAGAGTAGCAGGAGCAGAGCAACGTGCAGGTTTTGCAGAACAAGGAGCACAACAACGTGCATCTGCAAGAGTTGCTGGGCAAGAGCAGAGAGCAGGTATGGCTGAAACTGGTACTCAAACCCGCGCTACTGCAAGAGTTCAAGGACAGGAGCAGAGAGCAGGTATAGCCGAGACAGGAGCACAAACTCGTGCAACAAAACGTGTAGAAGGTCAGGAAGTCCGAGAAACAGACTTGCAAAGAGAGATGTTCCGTCGCTATAAAGAAGCAAGAGATTACGGCCAAGCACAATCGGCTTACAGAGCATGAACAAATGGGTTAGCTCCTTAACAGACAAAGATAGAGAATCATTTCTAGCTTTTTGTAAAAGAACAGCTTCCCCAATTCAAATTTATTTATACTCACGATTCCTTGGTTTTAAAGGAACAATTGTTGAGTGTGATGACTGGTCACAAAAGAAATTTAAAAAACGTAATTTTAATATTTTGTTAGAGCAGGAAATAGATAATATGCAGGAAGATATTGCAAAGTTACGTCAAGCAATTGATATGGGTATGGTTAAACAAGATATGGGTACTGCGAGGATTGCAATGCTTCAAAAAGAGTTGAGAGGTTCTATAAAACAAATAGGAGATGAAAAGGTATTAATGGATAAACAAGGATTGATTCTTGCTGGTGCAGATAGAGCTTTGCGTGAGATGTTAACTATTTTCCGTGATGATCCAATTGAAGGTCCTTTACAAGAAGCTTCAATGGGAGTTTGGACAAAAATATTACAAGAAGAAAGTTAGAGATTCTTAGGCTATGCTACGTGCATGGCAGGTACAAGTATTTACAGCGTTTATCGCAGAACTGCGAGAGCTGCTGCTAAACAACAAGTTGTTAAAAAGACATCAAATGTTGATGTAGAACGTGCAAGAAAAGACTTTGCATATTTTTGTGATGTTGTAGGTGACAAACCTCCTGCAGCTCATCATAGAGAATGGCATCGTTATTTATGTACAGGGAAAGATAGTGAGTGTTTAGTTGGTATTGGTGGACCAAATATTGATATTTTAGCTCCAAGGGGTAGTGCTAAATCAACAATCCTTGGTTTATACACAGCTTGGACAGTTGGAGTACATGCGTTAAATAAATTACCTTTAAAAGTCTTATATATTTCTTATACTGTTGATGTTGCTAGACCTAAAAGTGCAGCTATTAAAAGAATCATAGATGAGAGTAAAGCTTATCGTGAAATTTTCCCCAGAGTAAAAATTGCTAAAGGTATTAATTCAAATGAATATTGGAGTATTGATTGGAAGTTTGCAGGAATTAAATCAACTGGTGAAGAAGAATTTACTGTTTGTTGTGCAGGACTAAAAGGTGCTGTGACATCTAAACGTTCTCATCTTTGTATTATTGATGACGCTATCAAAAGTGCTGATGACATTAAGAACAGGGATATTCGTCAAGCTATGCAAGATAACTGGAATTCCGTCATAGTTCCGACCATGTTTGAAGGTGGTAGAGCTATCTGCTTAGGTACTCGTTTCCGCCATGATGATATTCATAACAGTACTTTTACTCCAGCTAATGATTGGGTACAGATAGTTCAATCTGCAATCACTGTTGATAAGGATGGTGAAGAGATTTCGTATTGGCCAGATATGTGGTCATTGGATTATCTACGAGATAGAAGACGTCAAGCTCCAGTTGCCTTTAGTTTTCAGTATCAAAATCAAATAGTACAAACGAGTGAGTTATCTCTTTCTCCAGATTTAATTGTTAAAGGCGGTATTGCAACTCAATTTGATGAAATGGGTATTGGAGTTGATCTTTCAGCTGGTGTAAGAGAGCAGAATGATTTTACTGTCTTTGTAATGGGTGGAAGAATTGGTAACAAAATACATATTATTGACTGTAAAAGAATAAGGATTATGGGAAATCTAGAGAAGTTAGAAGCATTAATGGAAATGATGGAAGAATGGGGTGTTGTTCATAAAGATGGAGATAATTATTTTCCTACAGGTAGTTCTATTCATGTTTGGTCAGAAGCTGTTGCATATCAGGCTTCTTTAGAAGCTGACTTCAAGAGAATATGTTTAGGAGACCATGGATTGTATAACGTTCTTTGGCATGCAGTGAAAGGATTTAGAGGAGATAAAGTTGCACGTTTTAGGGGAATTATGGGTTTATTTGAGCAAAGAAAAATCATCTTTAATAAATATCGAAAGTTCTCTGCGTTAACAGATGAGATTGTAAATTTCGGTGTTAGTTCTCATGACGATTGTGTTGATGCATTAGTTTGGCTATGTAATGGATTAATGACCAGAGGAAAACTAGAGTTAGAGTATTGACGATTTAAACTAGAAATACCACTTTCCAATGTCACCTAGTTATTACAAGATTGAACTAGAGCAAGATGCTTATGGTTCTGCAGTAATTCCTCTTAACGATGAAATCTGTCATGATATGGCTATCCAGCCTAATGAAAGATTTGAAGTTGAAGTAGAGGATGACGTTATCACTTTGAGACGTCTACATGCTGGTTACAACATTGACGAATAGACTAAATTCCTGAACACTCATGAGCGATAGTAATAGTAAAGCCGCACTCGATTCTATTGTAAAAGCGGTCATAGATCGAGATGGTAATAGCTCTGCTGATACCATGTTGGTTAATGCCCATCTATCTCAGATGAAGATGTTTGGGATAAGGCAAGGAGTTGAGTTTTTTCCCCAACAAGACAATTTAGGAACTCAACGATTTGATTTTATTCAGCAAGTAATTAAATTTAATACATTAGATGCGAGATTAGATTCAATTTGGGATCGATTTTTAGCTTACGGAAAAGGATTATTTTATATAAGACCTACAAGAAAGACATATCGTATTTATTGGTTTGATAAAGATGCATATAGAACTTATTACACTCCTGAAGGTGATTTAGAAGAAGTAATTATTATCTATGCATACAAAGTTAAATCTAAAAAAGGATTTAAAGGAGTTGGTTTAAATACAGATAAGCGTTATATGCGTTTACGTATTACTGCAACAGAAATTGAAGAGTTTCATAGCGAACAAGAAATAACTTTTGATCAAGAAAATATTGGTTATGCGTCACAAAATAAGAAAGTTTTAGAAAACACTATGGAGTTTATTCCATGTGTTGAGGTATTCAATAATCCTGATGCGTTTGGTACGGATGGTGCAGGCGAATTTGAGTGGTTATCTAATCAAATCATTGCTCATGATGAGATGGTTAAGAACATAAGAGCAAACTTATCGTTCTTTGGTAATCCAACGTTACTTTCTTCTCGTCCTAAACAAGATATTGTTGAAAATAGTACAGATAGTGAAGTACAAAGACCAAGTATTTCGAGTCAATCAGGTTTCCAATCAGAGTTTTCTCTTTCTAGTTCTACGTTTAAACAAGATCCAATATCTAGAACACAACCAGGTTATATAGGGAAACCTGGTTCAGGTCTTCGTGTACCTAGAGTTATTGCAAACTTGGAGCCAGCAGATCGTGTTGGTTTCATTACACCGAATGCGGTTAGTACTGATCAGGCAAGATACGCAGAACAGCTCCGTAGTGAGCTACGATTAGCGCTAGGTGGTATAGATGATCTAAGTATTACAAATGTCACTGCAACCGAGATTAAATCGGCTTATGGACGTGTCAGTGCTACTGCAAAGAAAAAGTGTTTACAACTTTATACGTATGGAATTTGTAAAGTTTTTGAGTTAATTCTTTTCCAAGAAGAACAAATATTTAGAAAGTCCCTAGCTTTTGTTTCTGGAATTAAATATCCTGTTATTCCTGAAGATTTAACTGATGAAAAAGCAGTTGAAAAGTATGAAAAAGGGAAGATGAAATATGAGGTTAAATTACAACAAGCAGTAGATCTTGCACTAGAAACAGGAGAGATTCCCGATGGTGTTGTAGGACTTGCCCCTGATGGTGATAGAACCGTTTTATGGCGGTGGATGGGACCTGTTTATGAAGATACACCACAAGATAAATTAAACCAATCTATCTTTACACGAAACCTTCAAGAATTAGGCGTTGATAGCATAGAAGCACTGAAGTACCTATTTCCTTCCAAAACTGACGACGAGATAGCAACAATGTTATCTGGTTATCCGTTTAGAATGGTAGGAGAGGTACAGAGGGCATTCTCCGCTTTCATTGATTTAGCTAATCAAGAAATGAGAACACCACATCCGCAGCAACCGAATTTACCGATGGCTGCAGATCCGAGATTAGATCTCACACCATTTTTATATAAAACACTAGAGCAACTTCAGAAGGAATTAACTTATGCAGGACGCTACCGTAGCGCCGACCCAATCGGCACCCCAACCATCCCAGACCCAGCCGACCAGCTACGTGGCTCCAGCGGCTCAGGCAGTGGCTCAGGCACCAGCAGCAGTGGCAACGTCGCCCCAGTGGGTAGCCAACTCCCCATCCATGGCGGCACCAGCTCCACAAGTGCAAGCGCAGATGGGCGTAACGACACCTCAATACGCCCCTACTCCGTCAGCTTACCAGGAATCGCAGGTCAGCCAACCACAGGACAATCCTTACAAGGAGGCGTTCAACAAGGTGGTAGGGCTCCTGAGTTCACCAGTCCAGTTCCCGTTCCAGGGTCAACAGTCGAGTCAGACTCCAGCAGCAGGCCAGGCCAACTACGCATCCCAACAAACAACCCAATACAGCAACCCGGTTCAGCCGACCTCTACGCCTGGAATCAGCAACAACCAGGTTTACTCCAACGACTCTTCCCAAACATCTACGGGGATAACCCCGGAGCAACTAGCGGCAAACGGAGTAAGTCCAGCAAGTCTTCAAGTAATTGATCATTTTGGTGCTGATGCTCCAGCAATTCTTAATGACTATGCATGCAAGATAGAAGATTCCCTTATTAAGACTGATACACAGTTAAAAGAAGGAGTAGGTCTTTTAAAAGCTTTAAATGAAGAGCATAAAGCTTATACAAGGATTCTTACAGATCCTAATATTTTAGCTGACTATACGACTAAGTTCTTTGGTCCTAATGGTCCTCATCCTGTAGCTCCTAAAGCTCCTGCAGCTGCTGCACCAGCTCGTCAGTCTGTTGGTCAACAGTTCCAGAACAGAACACCTGCTCAGCCTCAAGCTGCTGCTCCACAGCGTCCTGAGATGCCTGTACCTCCACAGCCACAAGCTGCTGCTACTCCAGGTGACTTCTGGAATAACTTCGGTAATGCTGCTGATAGAGATCCTCAAAATGCATGGAAGTATCTAAATGCTGCCCAGCAAAATCCTGAGGTCTTCCGTCAGAAGCTCCTTGTAATGGAATAATAAAAACACATTAAATAAGGGGTAGGTAATGCTGCCCCTCTTTTCTTTTTAAAACAATGAATCCAGAGCTTGCACAACAAGCAGTTGAAGCTGCAGAAGAATATAAGAGACAGTACGGGAAAGATCCTGCTCTACAACCAAGTGGAATCCAGATGGGTGCTTTAGGAAAACCAGATGGATACATGCCACCAACAGGCTATTCTGACTTTAATAGAATTTAAATAGACGTCAAACTTATATAAGCTAGTTTATTAAGTCTTGTTATAATTCTTATAATGGAATTTATTTTCCAGTTCTAGAGGATTTATTCCTCAGGTATCAACAGCCCTGTGCTGTAACAACCAAAACGTCTAAT